TAGAGGCATCCCTTGCTTCATTAAGACCTGTAACACCTTGAATCATAGATAGATACTTATCATAAAGCGCAATTAAAGCATTAATCTTAGTGTGTCCAGAACTGGTTGCAAGTTCTTGGATTGGAATCTTACCATGGTTGAATTCACCTAATCCAGTTTGAGACCTACCAACAACAGAACCTGTTTGAAAGTAAAGTTGTAAGGCTCTCTTAGGATTGTACTTCAATCCATCACCAAGATCAATTTCATTAAGACCATCAACATCCACGAATACACCATCTGGTACAACTCTCGCTGCTACTTGTTGTAGTTTAAGAGATATTAGTTGGATTTGGTCAGCAAATGTAATCATTCTACTGACTAATGATTCCGTTCTTTCGTTATAGGTACGTGGAGCAACTACAATATAATTAGGTAGTACTTCATTAGAAGAGTTATCCCTTACCATATTCTCAGCAAGTTCCCACTTGATAAGCATATCAGTACCTAGGATTAGAACTCCTTCATACCATACATCTTCAAACTTAGAGAGTCTTTCATAACCTCTTAGTGCCATGTCTTCCTCAGATGGATTCCATCCTTCGGGTTTCTTGATAACAGTAACCTTACCGCTACTAGTTGTTTTCTTTTTGTATACTACCTCTCTTGTAACTTTGTAATTGAAGAACAGAACGTTTACCGTGTGACCATCAAACTCACTCCTTGAGTTGGTTACGTTATTGTGATATAAATCCCAGTCAGATGAAGCATCCTTAGCAGCATTCAATTCCTCTGATGACATGGTTGGTTTAATCTTCCTAAGTTGATTGATAGGAATCTTCTTAACCTCCCCAAAGTAATAGCAGTCTTGTCTGTATGGGTCTTCTGTATATGAATGTATAAGGTTAGCAGGGTCTACGTGTTCAATAGTAATACCATCTGATGGGTTATAGCTGTGTTTCATAGCACCTACTCCCAGTACTGCAACGTCATAATCAAACCTACCCTTTATCTCGTTAAATTCATTCTTCTTGAATACATATTTTATAGCTTCTTCCTCAGCGATCTCAATACCTTGTTTGTAGTTGAGTTGCATGTGGACTTGTAATTCTTCACTAGTTTCTGGTAGTATTTTAGGATCATTGGCAAAACCATTAACTCCTAATTCAGCTTGTGCCTCCTGTAGCATTTCTTTGGATGCAATATCCTTCTGCATTTCAAGGACATACTTACTCTTTTTACCTGTAGATGTTTTATCAATAGCTTCTGCTTTAACGGAGAAGAGCCTGTTGGTGATGCCATTAACTACGATATCAACAAACTTTGGCAGGATAGGCACAATAGACCAGTCCAAGTTTAAATACGAAAGATCGCCATCAACTGCCATTTCATTCTTATACTTACCAATAGGTTGTTCACCTCTGGCATATAATCTTAATCTATGAAACTTGTGTTGATTGTCGTAATACCTTGAGTCGCTGTTCTTGTGTCTACGAAACCATTCGTTTTCAACAGCCTTCCCTACTTGTAATCCAAAGACATAATCGTCTTTATTAGGATCAAGAGCATCTGGAAAGCCTTTAGTAGAAAACATTTCTTTGGCTAATTCATTCATTGATTGCTTCATTCGGTACTTATTTTGCTATGTGTTCCTTTATTGTTGTAATTTGCCATACCTAGGTTTATAGGCTTTAACTCAGGAATTGGCATTAACTTGGCTCTATTTAAACCCATTAGTGCATATCCAGAACTTATTGTGGCATCATGTTTCTCCCTATTGGTAATATCAAATGATAACCAATCAGTTAGGGTTTCCTGTAAAAACATGTTACCCATGCTTCCAACTTCCCTAACGTGTTTAGTTTCATCTGGTTCATCATAAACTCCTACAAAGTTAACGATAAAATTTTCAATGAAGGAGGCATGTGTTGTGATGACATCTTTTGAGGCTGATGGGATACCACCAATCTCTCTTTCTGTTACAGATAATCTATTGGCAGGTTTGTCTGGTCTGTTCAATGCAAAACCTCTATAACCCCTATTCTTAAGGTGATACAAGAATCTTGGTTTGTTGTTCTCAGCAAGTACTGGCATTCCGTAGAATACAAGTGCCATTAAGATATCCTCGAAGAAAGTCTCAGCAATCTGTGTTCTGTTGATATATTCTAAGAAAAATATGTTAGATGGAGCATCTTCCAATGTAAAACCAGTTACACCACTTAATGCTCCCTTAGAACCTTTACCAGAGACAGTACCAGATATGTCATACGTATCCGCGCCAAAACACCCAATGTGGGAATTAAGAGGAGTCCAAGCACCTTGACGGTTCTTTTGCTTCCTATTCTGCATTTCCTTCGGTGGAATCCAAGTAACCTTGAATCTACCTTTAGGGTCTGGATACCATACAACCTTTGTGTCTTGAATACCACCTTCCCACATAAAGTTCCCAGTTTGAACAACTTGCTCAAGGATTATCTGAGTTTCATTGAACTGGAATTGTTCTGTAATCTTTTCTAGTGGTAGTATATTGTGTGCTGCTGAATCTCTAAATGCTTCCAATACTGTCATTGGATTAGCGCGAAGTTCCTCATTATAAGCAATATCACTTTTCTTCTTCTTAGCCTTACGCCTTGCCTCTAGGAACACAATAGAACCAGTCTTAATTGGTTTCCCTTTAGAGTTCAATGTACCTGCAGGTGGTTTAACCTCATGACAGACACCATACTTATCGATGAACTTAGCCATATTCTTGTGTGCAGGTAGGAAGTAGCTGTACAATCCAGAGGCTGTACGCTCGGTAATTAGGTCTCTTTGACCTACAAGAGATTGGTAATAGATACCCTTGAACTCAAGACCACCCTGTTTCATAGGGTTCACAGTAGAACCAATGAATGCCTTACCTACAATCTCACCACCTTCATCGAACGTTGGAGAAATACGACCCCAATGGTTCTCATAGTTGGCAGGTTTCTTCCACTTACCTGCTTCATCACCAAGGTAGATAAACATCTTCTGACCATCATAACTACCATCCTTTGTAGCCTGATAATCAATCATAGAGTTAAGGTAATCCTTTCCTTTGTTCTTACGTAACAATTTACTTGTTTTAGACTTGTCTGGTGGTAATGCAAACTCAAGTATCTTCTCAGAATCTTCACCTCCACGTACAACAGGCTTGAAGTAGAATGGTAGGTTACGGAACATGTATGAGAACTTCATAAATGCTTTCTTGGCATCCTCATCGTTCTGTGATGTGATACCCATGTTAATGTTCTTGGTTGAGGTTATGAAATTAAGCATTATAGTAAGGATAATGTATGTATATCCAGTACGTCTTGACTTAACGAATAGCTGTCCTAAACACCTTGGATCAAGTATACAAGCTTTTGCAAAGTAGAACAAGTCCAACTGAGCCTCACGGAAGTCCATATAACCACCATTATCCCTCATCTTACAATGCTGTAGAGCAAACCATGCCTCACCTGTAAGGTAGACAGCTTTACCGTTGTTCATGAACCAAACTCCCTCTCTTCTGAGTCTGAACTGCTCGAATATGTATGTTGTGAATGCTTTCTCGCTATCAGGGTTCAAACCATCTGGTTCTTCCTCTCTGCGCCAGTACTGCTCTTTCTTTGGGAGGTCATGGAAAAGTATCTCCTCCTTCTTTGGTTTCTTTGGTAGCTGTATCTTAAGACCATCCATTTCGATAATCTGACCCTTTGTACCGTTAGGGCATATCATTATTGCATCCTTATTCTCATTATGCCACTCTTTATGATAATCCTTTATATCGTAGAATTCACCCTTAGCAAATCTCTCAGGAAAGCCTAATTTGAACTCGCGCTCCCCTAAGTTGAACTTATCAGCCTCTAGTTGAAGACGTAGTTCCATCAAACTGCTGTCAAGTTGATGAATATAGGTAAGCATTGTGGCTTTAGCCTTAACAGCATCGGATATCTTAGTATGCTCTAATTCGGCATAATTGATAGTTTTACCCAACGCTTTACGTAATTCTTCCATCGAACCGTCACCTGCTTCAACCAAACGGGTCACATATACCCTCAGCGTGTCACCAGAGGGCGCGTTAGGAGAGTTCACCCACTTATCCAACAACTCCTTCGAGTACTTGAACGAAGAGACCTTAGAGTCCATTACACGCTTTATATCATTATCATCAACATCGTTAATCTCGATTGGTAGTTCGAGACCATCCATAATTGTCATAATGGCAAGTTCTATTTCTGAGGATAATCCTTTCATGCTTCAAATCTATCGTATAGGCAAATATCGTTGTCACTCATTTTATAGTACATCTTTCCATCAACCCACACCTCGTATTCACTCTCAGGGGTAAAACCTATGGGTGATTTACACTTGTGTGTATTTGACAGGTAAATAGTACCTGTGTGTGGTAATACCCCTCCTTCAAGGATAGATATCTCATCCTCTAGTATTGGGGTGACAAAGCAGAAGTTCAAGTTTGGCTTCCACTTACCGTCTTTCTTATACAGAAACACTTCTTCTGGGATTGCTGTGTAGAGGTTATCGAACAGAAATGCCCTTGAGTGCTTCATTGTTCCTGTCTGGTCATAGTAGTCTCTAAAGATGTTATGGTGGATAATTAAATCATCACCTACTTCAATTTCCCCATTATAGTTGAGAGGAACAGCAACTACGATAGCCTCTTGCGAGACATCCTTTGCATTCTCAATAGAAGTAACGGTCTCAAACTCGACTGTGCCGACTTGGATACCTTTCTTATACTTTCTATTTCTAGGGGATACTATGAAACTTTCTGGACTTCTCATTAGAAACCATGTATATCAAGTTCCGCAACAACAGGCATATCAATGACCTCTTTCCAGAGATATGCTTCGTTGTCAGAGTTCTTGACCCAGATTTCGTAATGATTTGGAGTTATTCGTCTTATAGCCTCAATAGTCATTCTGTTGAATGATTGACCGACTGTGTAGTGCATAGCATCCTTGTAGTCTGCACCAATGGATAGTTTTCGTAACATTATAATAGATTTTATCGATTAATAATGTAACAAAGATAGCTAAAATTTATGTCTTTAAAGACCTATGAGAACTTTGACACCGAGACTGGTGGTGTATTCTGGTGGTAATAGACCTGAGAAATCCTGTCTTACTGTAAGTCCAACACCCCATTTGTTACGTCTGACATACATAAGACCTACTTCAACAGCCGTTGGTAGTTTTGTAATAAAGTTGAGGTCAGTTCCACCCATTGCATATAATCTTGACCTAGCAGGTAAGACTACTGTGTTTGTAATGGTATTGGTTACAATCTCTTTCTCTGTGGTAAGTTTGAAGTTAGTAGCAACTAAGTCTGTGGCATATATCTCATAGTCGATAGTTCCATTATCTAGTACTTCCTGTCCTTCGTATTTTGTAGTTTCGACTTCTACAGTATCTGTAGGGTCTGGTGTGGTAACATCTGGAATAGTAATTACCACGGGTATAGCATTATCAACAACTTCTACTGGGATGGGTTTTATACCT